CCCAAGCTTCACTAACATGCACAAAGGATTGCCAGTAGGATCCGGCGATAGATACCTTTTAGTATTCTGGCTCAGTGATAAGAAAAGAACAGTAGATCTATACGAATCCCTTACCTAAAAACTCCCTAAAATAATATGTATATATTTGTGCAAACACTTGCACATTTATACATTTATGCTTATAATAGATACGTGAGAATGATTAACAAAAAGGAGAAAAAAATGGGACTAATACTAGTAAAAGAAATGCCAAAGGCAAAGAAAGAATACACACGAGATGAACTATGTGTTGGGTTTGATAGGTTTAATAAGCTAAGCAAAAAGTTACACAAACTACATAACCTAGGGAAAAAATCTGAGCCATTGCATTGGAAGGACGAACAAGAAGCAATCATAATGAAGAAAGACTTTGACTTAATACAACAAGCAGTTGGCTACTTTACAGGTAGTGAATTAGAGATTGAAGAAGTTATTGGAACACACAGGCTACATGTTTATAGTGCAGGTTATTGGATAAATATAGGAAGCTAATACAAATCATGTAACTCTATAGTCTGAACTCCATTCAGATTATAGGGTTTATATTCGTCTTTTTCTTTACACTCCAACAACAATTCTAAAGCCTGTTCATTCTTAGACCTAGCGTACTCTAAAGCTTCTTGAGATAAGCTATACACAGCATGTGCAAAAGGATGCACCTTCTCTTGTGCTAGGAAGTTAAAGGTTCCTGCTGGCAGTCCTACGGCATTACAAGCGTCTACATAAAGAGCTGCTTGCATGTGATAGTTGAAGTTATTGATAGCTTGTTTAAATCCTCTGGGCGAAGCGTCACGAGCTGTCTTAAGATCCCAGACATCTTTATTGTTATACCAATCCAACCTACATTTAAAAGGATGGCCATGGTGCATAAACATAATGACGCACTCAACCTTATGATCCTTTTTAGGTATAAATTCTTTAACAACTTCTCTGCGTTCCATACACAGATCATATAAATCCTGGCTGATTGGTGTGCGACCTTCAACAGTAGTTAAGAAGTCTTCGTATTCAGCTTTACCAACTTTGGTTCTTCTGTCGATATTAGGTTGGATAATAAACTCTTCATTGAACTTATGATGTTCCAGAAATACAGTGTGTTGCACTCTGCCTTCTAGTAATGCTGGTGAAGGTGCAAAGCCTTTGCTGTACTTCCAGTTGTAAGCACACTTTAGCGCAGCTGTAAGATCGTGAGATCTAAACGCTGGGATCTCTGCATATACTTCATAGGGTATGTTTTCATATACTCCGGGTTTAAAATCCATTGCTGTACTCCTCTTCTTCTTTACAGTTTGCGTCATGGTTATGCAAAGCAAGTAGTCCGTAGTGTATGACTTTTAATAAATCAGCACGATTTTTGCCTTCTTTTTTGCCATATCTTTGTGCATATTTCATAACATTGCCTATACAGAAACCTTCTCCATGTCCACTGTCCATAATAAACTCGGTTGCTTGGAACCTGCTTTGAGAATAGTGTTGGTTGTAGGTGCTATCTATATACAAGGCTAACTCTTTTAAAAGCTCTTTTTCGTTGTACTTATAGTGATTTGGGTTTACTGGATCGTTCATGGGTTGTTCCTAGAAAGGTGCGGGTAGTTTTCTTGAGGTGTGAGAATCGGAGAAAATACTACCCGCTGGGGTGTGGCTTAAAAAGGGATCTTATCCTCAAAATCAGAGGAATTATCCTTTTCAGCCTCAGAAACTAATTCTGATAGGTTTTGCAAGTCTTCACTTGGCTCTTGTTTGAATCCTGCTGCTTCGCCTTTTCTTTTGGCTGCTTGCAATTCAAAACTGGCTTCGATATCTGTTTGCATCCACATAGGTAGATCAGTAAAGATATCGCACATTTTTTTACTTTCGTCACTCATCTGTCCTGTCCATTCTTGACAGTAGACATCTAGGTCAAAGCCGGATGTTGCATTTACTGTAGGAACTTTTTGAACTCCACCGTCTGGTTTGTAAAGACCAACAATTTTTGGATTGCCACCTTTAGTAAGACCAACTTCTACGTTTGCTGTGCAACCAAGTAGTTTATCTATATTAAAGCCAGCTAATTCTTCTTCACTAAACTGTCTTCCTCTCCAGGACACAAGATCTTTTCTTAATGCCGCTGACTCAAACAGTGATGCTGTATATATTTTAGATACAACAAATGGTTTTCCGTCATTCATTTTAGTAGGGTTGCCTTCATGTTCTGGCAACTCTTGTCCATCTATGTCTAAAGACTTATTTACTTCAAAAGTAATATGTACTCTTTTCTTTTTAGATGTCACGCCTTCATATTCTTGTTCTGTAGTTCCCATATCGATGATACGATAGCAGGTCCCAGAATAAAGTCCTGGTGATAGTTTCTCAAAGTCACCTTCTGTTTTTATTGTTAAGCTCATAAATTCACTCCTCTTTGTGATTGCTAATTTTAATATTATTGTGTAACATTGTACATACTTTGGCAAAAAGTGCAATATTTAATTAAGAGAGGAATTGATGTCCCTAAAAATAACCAGACCTACAACTAAGAATTTTGACAAACCATTTACAACAGATTACCTATACGAATTCGAGCGTTTTCTGAATGACAATGGTTTGGAACCCGAACCCAAGAAGGGTTTGGTCGCCGATGGCTCTATAGGTCGAGCTTACATCAATGTCGGTGGCCAAAGAAAGTTGGTAGGTTGGTATCAGCTGTGGATAGATCAATCAGTCCCATTCGGACGGTTGGGTGACTATCGAATCGCAGCTGACCAGCCTACTGCTATCTGGAAGCCGGAAAACCAGCAAAGAATGAAGATCACTAAAGAGCAGAAGGAAGAGATTAAAGAACTACAACGCCAGGCAGAAGTTAAACAGGCAGAGAAGCAATCAAAGGCTGCTGTACGCGCCCAGGCTGAGTGGGACAAGGCGATACCATGTGAGAAGCACGATTACCTTATAAAGAAGAATGTTTTGTCATACGGGCTTAGAGTTAACGCTTCTGGGCAATTGGTTATCCCTTTATATGACAAACAAATGAGTATTGTGGGCCTACAGTTTATAAATGCAGACGGCAAGAAGATCTTTTTACCGGGATCTAAGAAAAGCGGAAGCTTCTTTATATTAGGTAAGGAAATACTTAAAACCGCTAATATAATTAACTATGCAGAAGGATATGCAACAGCTGCATCTATATTCGCTGACTTTTCACAGCCAGTCATAGTGGCATTTGATGCCTATAACTTATCGCCTGTTGCAGAGGTGATGTTCGAGTTTTTTGCAGATCGTAAGCATGTATTTATAGCTGATAATGATGATAGTAAAACAGGTGAGAAGGAAGCTGCCAAAGCATGCCAGATCATACTTAAACAAAATGGTTTAGCTGAGGTTCTTATGCCTCAGAGCAAGGGCGACTATAATGACCACAAGAATGATGATGCAGAAGCACTTGACGGCGAACTAATCCCGGCACTTAACAAACTTGACTTAGCTGTGGAACACGAATTTCAGCGCAGTGCAAGCGGACGCTTTTTAAACACTAAGGATAATATATCCGGTGTGTTGCAAACACATGGTGTGGATGTGCGCTACAACGTCATCAAGAAACGCATGGAAATTGACATACCTAACACCAAATTCATCGCTGATATGAAGGATGAGGCATCGCTTATAGAGATCGAAGATCGCTGTATTAATATGGGGATCCCACACACAAAGGTCCGGGATTATCTTAAGATCTTGGCACGTGAGTATAATCCTGTTAAGGAATGGATCGATTCAGTACCTTGGGACGGGCATACAAGGATGCAGAGATTCTTAAATAGCCTGGTGACACACGATAGTAACCAATTAAAAGAAATGTTAATGCGCAAGTGGCTTATCTCATGCTTGGCCGCTGCTTACGAAGAGAATGGCGTTGAGCTAGAGGGTATATTAGTCCTACAGGGCGCACAGGGATTAGGTAAGACCTTATGGTTCAAACGCTTATGCGACTATGACAGGGGTTGGCTATTAGAGGGAGCAACGCTGAATCCTAGTGATAAAGACTCGGTAAAGCGAGCTGTATCTCATTGGATAGTCGAGCTAGGAGAGATAGAGAGCACGTTTAAGAAGTCAGACATAGACCAACTCAAGGCGTTCGTCACGGCTAAGACAGATGAGCTTAGATTGCCGTATGACAGAGCATTTACTACTTACCAAAGACGTACGGCTTTCTACGCCAGTGTTAACGCTCGTGAATTTTTGACGGACACGTCTGGTAATCGTAGATTCTGGGTTCTGGCTGTCAAAGACATTGATGTTAATCATGGCGTGGACATGCAACAGCTCTGGGCTGAGGTCAAGGAGACAATGTATATTAAAGGCCAGAAGAATTGGTTTCTATCACCAGATGAGCGCGAGATGCTCAACGAGAGTAATGAAATTTATAGGACGCAGTCGAGTGTTGAAGATCTATTGCTGGAACATGTGGACTTTGAGTCTGAGTTCCCTAAAGCAGTGCAGATGACTAAACTACTACGCGACCTGGGGATCAAAGCACCGAGGATGCCGGACTTCAAAGAAGCGGCTCGTGTCTTACACGATAGAGGCATAGAACCACGAAGATCCAATGGTCGGAAGGTCTATGACCTTACATACACCGCTGTCGATAGCGATAACTACACGGACTTCAGCACTAAGTTCGGGGACAACTAATGGTTGAGTTTATAGAAGTCATAGCGACAATAGTATTTAGCACTATAGCTGCATCCATAGTAATATTCATGTTGATACTAATTATTATGGATAAGGATTGATATGAGCCAGTGGAGAGGTGGTAAAGGATCGCGACAGCGTCCTATGTCGGTAGACAAGGATGAGTTCAATAGACGCTTTGATGAGATCTTCACAGGCCGCAAGGCAGAGCGCGCGATTAAAAATACAGAGGCCAAAGACAAGGATAATGATGACACTGCAAAGTGATAGTAGCGAAGCTGCACACTGGTATGGAGATGTGTCCGGGCTGGGCATGTATGCAAAGATGTGCAGAGATGTGCGCAGATTGGGGATAAAAGGGTGGGGTAGAGTGCATAGTAATGGCTATGGCACCCTGTCGATATTTGGCTTACCTATGGGGTATTCTCTTATAGGTAGTGTTAGGTATATATAATAATAATAATATATATATAGATGGTTATACAGCACAACAATGACACCAGCACAGAGAACACTACAGGAAGTGTTTGGAAGCTGTACACTGCACTTGACACACTGAAGGTAAAATTATGAGCGAATTAAGATCCATAGACATTGGAACAAGCAGCGATAAGTATCACATTAAAGTCGTGGTTCTCAAGGTAAAGAATTACTCTGGAGTCGTGCGCAAATTGAAAGACAAGAATGTAGTGGCAATAGTTAAATTAGACGAGGGCAGTTTTATGGCCTTCATAGAGGAATAATATGGCAGATAGAGGAAGACCCAAGAAGGACAAGTCAGAGCTGGTAGAAACACCAGAACAATTTGAGAAGGACCAGGAGTATGGACTGACAGAAATGCAGGCCGGCTTCGTATGGCATTACACTGAAGGAGCATGTGGACAAACTGAAGCAGCTCGTAAGGCAGGCTACGAATTCCCAGCACAAGCAGCGAGCAAGTTCTTGAACGGCAAGGATCATCCCAACATCATCAAGGCTATTAGAATTAAACAAGATGAGCTGGCCGAGAAGTATGCCATCACTCCACAGAAGACTGGCACATTACTCTGGAAGGTAGCCGAGACTGCCTTCAAGAACAATCAATACAATGCAGTGGTTTCTGCTATCAAAGAGCTCAACCAACTCGCTGGCTTATCCATCAATAGATCACAGAATCTAAACATAAACGCTAACGTATCTGGCATGAATAAGGATGACATCCAGGAGAGATTAGCCAAGCTATTAGGCGCTGACATTGACGACTACAATATCAAGGACAAGTAACTAATCTAACTAAGTAATAAGGTGCTCGGCCGCTCGGCCTGCAAAAATACAGGAAAATTCACCCCGGAATAATAAAGCACCGCAGATCAGTGACTTACGCCTAAATATACGTGCACATTTACAATAGTATTATGATACCATGTGAGCACAGGGGTCACAGATACATACATTGGAGTCCCTAGAGGGCCTTTTTTACTGGGGATCGGGCACCCATCGGACCCCGTACACCCCCGTGTGGCTCTGGCCGTTGGCAGTGGCAGTTATAACTAGGTTAGGTACAGAGAATCACTAAAAATACTCATAGTTAATCCTGCGTGCTATAGTTTGCACATGACAACATATCCATATAAAAACCCAGCCCTCCAAAAAATCTCCAGGCAAAATTTTTTATGAAAAAAAATATCAAGATTAATCTACCTTTAGAAGTTTGGTACTCCAAGAATAAAAAATTTATTTTAAATTTGAACAACTACCGAAATGCCTATTTTCGCATTTTGTCTATGGCAAAGAAATCTTACACCGATTCCCTAATGCCAGAGCTGACAGATCTGCCACATTTTACCGAGCCGGTTTCCCTCACATATACTTATTTCGC